TCATTCCTGTTCCTCCTCATCATTGGTACTAAGAATATTATTTAACTTGTGTAGATGGATAATATTAGCGATTTCATGATATTTCTCTGAGTTGTTTAATAAGTTGGCAATTTCAAAATGATAACCGTAAATAACATCAGATGATGATATTTCACCTTCCGTAGCAACTCCAATTAATGAGAATACTGAAATTTCGAAATCCGTTTCTTCTCCTATTTTTTTAGCTAATTGAAATAATTCGGTATTTTTTTCTGCAAATAAATCTCTTAATTCTTCTTGCGTCATATCTTTAATTTCTTTAGTCATAATTGACTACCTCCGAATAATTTTGTATCTTTAAAGTACGAATAATTTTGTGTACACTTTGACTGTTTGCTATTTGCCGATAGCATTCAGTCTTTTTTTACGTAGTAATAAGTGTCAAAGAATACGTAGGTTACTGTTGCTGTGAGTAATGCTACTCCTAACGCTTTAGGTATAAACATTCCTGTGATAAACAATGCTGTTGCTAAAGCTAGGAACATCGTTCCAGCGATATAAATTGATTTATCTTCATTACTTACTTTTTGCTTTCTCACGTTCTTCCTCCTCAACTAACTCTTGTAATATCCCGAATTTATCAAAAAAATTGATGAATTTATCGAAGACTTCTTGTGTCATTTCATTTGTCGTCATCTTCAATCACTCCTTTCGTGTATAATTTAGTTATCTTTTGAAGAAAGGGGGATAACTATGGATTTTGATGATTTTCAAAGTTTCTTTGGTGAACTTAGTAATCAAGCCGAAAAAGAATTCGGTGGTGACAGTGACTTTCTTAGAGATAGAATAAATAAATTGAAAGAAGATGCTCCTGAAAACGTATCTTACGAAATTATTTATTCAATAGCTTTATACGAAAGTTTAAAAGCTCAACAAGATATGAAAATTTTGAATACAGTTAAATATCTTTTAGATCGTGATTAGCGATATCCATTAATGATTTACTTTTAGTGTTATCAATTTTTGGATAAACAAAATTTCTAAGTTTAAATCTTGTGTTTTTCTCAATTTTTACGACCTTCCACGTCACAACTGCCATTGTGATGAGGAGGGTTGTTTTGTATAAAAATTTCATGGTTATGCCTCCTGTTCTATTACTGGTAAAATGTCATGTTCTTTCAGTAACTCGTAGATGAATAAACGGCCTTTTTGTGTCCATTTTGTAGTTACTTTTGAATGTTCTTCATCTAATGCATATGTGCTTGTGTGCGTATATCCTTTGTCTTGGTACTTCGCATATAACAACCAAATATCGCCTTGCTTGTATTGAACACCTAAGCTATGCAGTAACTTGTTTAAACTTCTTGCACTCATTCCATAATCTTTAGCAATCTTACTTACTGATAGTAATGATTTATTCTGTAAAACTAAGTCGTAATAAGTAGCTTTAGGTTTAAGTTCATTCACTTGTTGTTCTGCGACTAATCGACCTTCACGTTCTTTCTTAAATTCTGTTAATACGTGAATGATGTAGTCAGGGTTTTGAATTGTTTGTTCGATTACATTGTCTGTTGCGTAAATACCATGTTTACGAATGGAAGGTAGAACATCTTCGGTTACCCAACGTTTAAAACGTTTAGCTTTCTTTCTAATACTTTCGTTTTTACTTTGTTTAGCAGCGTCAAAAATCAAGCTATATAAACCAGATTCGTTGATGATTACCATATTTCGTTTTTGACCTGATACGGTAACTTGGCGTATCAGCTTATCATCTTCATCTACATGAGATTTAATAGCTTCACTTGGTCTTGTATAACCTAGTATTTCTGCCACATCTTTACCTACAAAAAATGGTTCTCCGTCTACTTCTATTTTTCTTACTGGTAAATCTTCAAAATTGAAAGTTTGTAATTCATTCATTTTTAGTTCCTCCTTCTTCTTTTCAACGCCCACATTCAACGTATAGTCTTGGCAATGACCTTTTATTAATGTATTTAGGTGTGGCTCATATCATCGCTCACTCTCGCTCGTATACGCTCAATGTGAGCGTTGAAACTTATTGAGTTCTTAATTGTTAAGTTTCTATGTTTTCTTCTGTATTCTCTTTAGATAAATTCCGAAAAAACTCGGTTTCTTTACCAAAAAAAATATTATCACTGTCGATAAAATAAACCTTTGGAATTTCTGCAATAATATTTCTAGGTATTCTAGAGTTATCTTTCTCATATCTAGAAAGAGTGTCAGCGTTAATACCAAGCCTTTTAGACGCTTTTTCTTGTGTTAAGCCAGCGTTTACTCTAGCGGCTCTCATAGTAATTTGCATTTCTTTTATCCCTCGCTTTCTTTAAGTATGTACCAATTATAAACCGAGTTAATTCGGAATGTCAAACGGAAATTTCCGTTTTAAAGAAAAAATATTCGGATAAAATCGGAAAAATGCTTGTTTATCCGTTTCCCTTCCTATATAATGGAATTATCAAATTACAAATAAAAATTTTTTTCGAGAGGTAAAAAATATGGATAGAAATTATGAATTAAAACTTCAAATATCTACTAATATTAGAAAATTTATGAAAGCACAAGGTTTAAGACAATTAGATTTAGCAAATAAATCTGGAATTTCACGTAGTACTATTTCTGACTATTTGAACAATAAAACATTAATTAATCCCGAAAATGTTCAAAAAATAGCTGATGCGTTAAATGTAAATAAATCTGATATTGATCCATCATTTAACCCTCAAAAAAATCAAGATACAATGGCTGCACATTTAGACTATTCAGATTTAACTGAAGATGAGCAAAAAGAAGTGGAACAATTTATTCAATTTATCAGAAACAGAAAAAAATAAAGTGTGTTTTGTATGGGGAGATACGAAGATTTATTAAAAAAGTACGACTACATATCTATAAATGAAACTGGAAGTATTCCTAAGTTTATGTCTGGTTTCTATATGAACGGCGAAATATTTATTAATAGTAATCGCCCTACTACAATTAAATTAGAAACTTTAGCCGAAGAATTAGCACACCATGAAATTACTTATGGGAATATACTCGATGATAAAGATATACAAAGCAGAAAATATGAGCTGAAAGCTCGTAGATTAGCTTGTGAAATTCTGATACCTCTTAACGAATTAATAAGTGCATATCTACAAAATGTTCATAATTTGTATGAATTAGCTGATTATTTTGAAGTAAGTGAATCATTTGTACTTCAAACTTTGAATCATTATCAGCAAAAATTTGGACACTCAACTCGTTGCGGTAAATACGTTATTCAATTCGAGCCACTACGAGTATTTGAATATAAAAATATATGAATATTAGTTATTAAAGGTGGTGGTTTTTATAAGAAAACGAGTGTCTCACCTTAGAATACAAATGAATATAAAGACTTAATCTACATATAGGAGAAAAAATCATGGAAGAAAAATTTAACAACGAACAAGAAGAAAGACAATTTAGACAATTTCAAGAATATCAAAAACAGCAAGAAGAAGAGAAAAAGAAAAAACGTAAAAAAGGTTGGTTTTGGGGCTGTGGTGGTTGTTTAGTTTTATTAATTTTAATTATCGTAGGTATTTCTGCATGTTCTGCCACTTTCTTAGGTTCCGATTCTGACTCTGATTCGGATAATGATGGCTCAAATAAAACTTATAAAGTTGGGGATACTGTAAAAAAAGATAATATTGAAGTGACAGTAACTAATGTTGAATATGCGCCAACTGATAGTGAAGATGCAACTCCACCAGATAATGGCAAAGCGCTTAAAGTAGACTTTAAATTCAAAAACAATAACGATGATCAAATCATGATTTCTGATGTTGATTTTACTTGTAAAGTTGATGGAGAAAACTATGAGCAATGGTTCGGTGCAGATGATCAAAGTGCTGGATTTGAACATCAATTAAATAAAGGTAATACTGCATCTGGTCATATTTACTACGATGTACCTGACGCAGATAAATATACAATCGAAATGGATGCAACACCTGGAATGGAAAATATTAAAGCTAAATGGGTTGTAGACAGTTCAGACATTAAATAATTTAAGGGGTAGCTTGTCTACCCTTATTATTTTTTTACTTTTTTGAGGTGATTTAATGAAAGTGGCAATCTACACAAGAGTGAGTTCCTATGAGCAAGCAACGGAAGGTTATTCTATCCATGAGCAAGAACGGAAGTTGAAAGCCTTTTGTGAAGTACAAAATTGGAATGAATTCAAAGTATTTACTGATGCTGGTGTAAGTGGTGGCTCAATGAATAGACCAGCATTAAAACGTATTATGGATAATCTAGAGTATTATGATCTAGTATTGGTTTATAAATTGGATAGATTAACACGTAACGTTAAAGACTTACTTGAAATGCTAGAAACGTTTGAGAAGTATAATGTGGCGTTCAAGAGTGCTACTGAAGTATTTGATACCACAACTGCCATTGGCAAGTTATTTATCACTATGGTGGGTGCTATGGCTGAGTGGGAACGTGCTACGATACGTGAACGTGCATTGTTTGGTAGTCGTGCAGCAGTAAGAGAAGGTAACTATATTAGAGAATCGCCTTTTTGCTATGACAATGTAGATGGGAAACTTGTACCTAACAAGCATAAGTGGGTAATTGATTATCTTGTTGAGCAATTCAAACATGGTGTATCAGGTAATGAAATTGCTAGACAGATGAATTTGAAGAAGGTCAACGTACCGAAGGTTAAGAAATGGAATAGGACTTCTATTATTAGATTGATGAAAAACCCAGTCTTACGTGGCCATACTAAGTATGGAGATATGTATATTGAAAATACTCATGAGCCAGTGTTATCAGAAAGTGATTATAAGCGAATTATAGACGTTATAGAGAACAAAACACATAGAAGTAAGGTAAAACATCATGCTATCTTTAGAGGTGTTCTAACGTGTCCTCAGTGCCATAATAAGCTACATCTATACGCTGGTAAGATAACGGATAAAAAAGGATATTCTTACGAAGTAAGACGTTATAAATGTGATACGTGTGCAAAAGACAAAAATGTTCAAACTATCTCATTCAATGAAAGTGAAGTAGAAGATAAGTTTATAGAGTTGCTCAAAACATATGACATGAATAAGTTTAAAGTGGATATTGTAGAAGAAAGTACACCTAAACTAGATTACGATATAGATAAGATTATGAAACAACGTGAGAAACTCACGCGATCATGGTCATTAGGCTACATTGAAGATGATGAGTATTTTAGTTTAATGGACGAAACTAAAGAGATACTTGATGAAGTTGAACGTGCTGGTGTGGAAGTGGAAAGTACACAAACAGTTACGAATGAACAATTAAATATGATTGATAATATCTTGATTAAAGGTTGGAGTAAGTTGAACGTTGAGCAAAAAGAGGAGTTAATTTTGAGTACGGTTAAAGAGATTGCGTTTGACTTCGTGCCTAGAAAGTATAACGAGAACGGTAAGGTCAATACACTTAATATAAGGGAGATTACTTTTAAATTTTAA